AGCCTATATGCAAAATCCCTTAAGTGAATATCGTAGTGGTCTCTTTGCTACACATGATAACATTGATGAATCACTGTCGTATATGACATCAATGATTAACACGTTACCACACACTGATCGTACAGGGGTAACAACAGCTGTTAATTGTTTATTAAACACTATGGCAAAAGTAATTGATGATGTGTATCACCCAAGCAAAAACATCTCTATTGGCTCTCTTGTAGACAAATACCTTGATGATGTCCTTGCAGTACGTGTTGAAGAAATCGTCAATGAACGTATCAGTACTGCTCTAGATCAATACATGGAAGATGTATTCGATATAACTGACTATGATAGTGAAATCGATTGGGAAGATCGTATCAGCTCTAACCTTGATAAACATGTTCTCAGAGAACTTGTTGAAGAAACAATCAAAGACAACATCACATTCGAGGTGACTGTATCGTGAACCAACCAGAAGCTAACGGCTACTTTGTCTTCGTAAAGCAAGGTTATGATCGAGCCTACTATTGTGTAGCAGGTCGTGATATCAAGCTTGAAGATGCTGTATGCTATCTATTCCCAAATGAAGCCGCTAAAGTATGTACAACAATGAACATGGAACTTAATGATGAACTCCGTCAAAAAGAAACGCTCAATGAATCCGGAAGTACTAGCCAAGGGCAAAGCAGCTCTTGAACAGTGGCGTAAAGAAAAAGCCTATGCTGTAAAGAAAGGTGGTAAGTTCCTTGAAGCATGGAATGAAGAACAAGAGTTAAAAAAAGCTCAAAAACGTACTTCACCAATGCAAGCAATCAAAAACTTTTGTAATGACTGTGTAGGAGGAATTCGTACAGACATAACCAACTGTACTGCTAAACAATGTTCTCTGTATATCTATCGACCATACAAAAAAGGTGATGACAATGAATGAATACTGCTTTCAAATCAGTGCTACCCGTACAATATGGGTATGTGCTATTGATGAAGAAGAGGCTGAATCTAAAGTCTATGAAGAAGTAGGCTATGATCCGGGTGAAATGGAACTTGTTGACGTTAACTTTGATATATGAAACTATACGACCTACCCAGAGGCTCTTTCTTCAAACTCATCGGTGATCCAATGATACCCCCTGAAGCAAGACATCCTAATCTTAATAAAACATACAAGCTAATAAACATAGATGGTATGTACTCTTATTGTCTAGATGATAATAAAGATATATACCACTATGCCGCTTGGTCTGATGTTGAAAAGGTAAATGATGATAGCGTACAAACTATTTCGTAAACGTAAAGACGGTACTTATGGTCCACTGTTTATTAATCGTAAGCAAAAACTACTTACTAACGTCTGGTACTTTGCTGAAGATCATAAAACAAAAGGATATGCTCATCGTCCAGGATGGCATGCATGTGCTGAACCTGTTGCCCCACACTTGTCAAAGAAAGATCGTGTGTGGTGTAAAGTAAAGATCAATGATCTTGTTCGTCACCAAAGACCTAAATCTCAAGGTGGTCTCTGGTTTACTGCCAATGTTCTTAAAATCATAGAGGAATTATGAGTTCAACACTAATAGCAATCATAGGTGTAGTATACTTAGGAGTCTGCATAGATCTATTTCTTAAAGGAAGCTTAGGTCTTAGCATTGCATTCTTAGGTTATGCTATCGGTAACGTAGGTTTGTACTTAGAGACAATGACCAAATGAATAGCTACAGAACCGTGTATCTTGCAGGTCCAATGGAACATGTATCCATTGAAGAAGCTAACAGTTGGCGTACAACAGCAACAAGAATGTTAACTTCTAACTGTAAAGTACTTAATCCGTGCAGACGACTTCACAAATTTGAAACTAAATATATGAAACGTATATTTGAATTAGATCTTCGTGACATTCGTGAATCAGACTTAATCCTAGCAAACTTAAATGATCCTACAATACCTAAACACGGTACTGCTATGGAAGTGTTCTATGCTGCTTATGTATTAAGAGTACCTGTTGTAGCGTTTAAAGAAGACAATACAACTATACATCCATTCTTCGAATCACTCGTAACTGAATGGAGATCTACTGTCGATAAAGCCTGTGATACAATTCTTGCGGAATACTTATGATAGGAATATTATCAATCATAACTATATACTACATCTGGTACTGCGTTTCGTTTAAGGAGTAATATGCCATACATAACTGAAGAAGCCCGTCAATCACCACACATGCTCAAATATGAGCCACACTGTGCAGGTGAATTAAACTTCCTGATCACAACATTCATTCGTGACTACTACAACAAAAGCCCATCTTACCAATCTGTCAACGATATCGTTGGCGCACTTGAAGGAGCTAAACTAGAGTTTTATCGTAGGGTTGCCGCCCCTTATGAAGATAACAAAATCATTCTAAACGGAGATGTATACTAATGTATAATGAAGATAAACCAGTGCCACAATCACGTATCGACAAAATCCTGTCACACTGGGATGAAGAAGATTTCTTTGATATTCAATCCCGTAAACTGCTTGACCTAGAACGCCAAGAAATAAACAAAGGTTGGTCTGAAGCTTTCGCTGAATCATACAACAAAGAAATTGATATGTATGAAAATGCAAAACCAGAATTTAAAACACAGGAGTTTAAAAACTTGGTAAAAGAATCATTATACGGAAAAGACCATATCAATCCACAACACTACAAGAACGTAGCCGCAGGTAAACAATACATGGAACTCATGGTTGACATGCTTCAAGGCAAGTCTGGTGTTGAAGCCCATTTGTTCGGTCAAGTGTATAAATACCTGATGCGTTGTGGTAGCAAAGACCAAGAAGTCCAAGAGTTAAACAAAGCTCTGTGGTATTTGCAAGCACTCATCAAATACAAGTCTGAAGGCAAAGTGTTATGAATGAGCCACAAGTAGTACATTATGAAGGTGATTTAGAATTTTACAAAGTTGACTTTGATAAAATAACTCTAACATTTGCTATCATACCGCTAGTACTTGATCATCCTAAACTAGGTAAATCTATCTATGTAAAATCCTCTGTTGTCTGTTCTCCAATAGATGATGAAGGGTCGTTCTATACAATGAACACACTCTACAAAAAATCACCTAATGAATCATCTCAAAACGATTAAACGTTTTGTCGCTGGAAGTCATAAGTTCTTCGACATCTATGAATGCACTGTAGATGAAGTTGATACTTATACTTCTAGTACTGGCAAAGCAATGGTTAGGGTGTCTATTGAAGGTAAAGAGTATAATGGTCTCCACAACAAATGGGTCTATGAATATCTCTGTGCCAACGAAGGACAACCCTCTTTTGTAGTCTTCTGGAAAGCCCCTAAAGGTGATCCTATGGTAGCCTACGTTAAAGAGATCTGGCAGAACCACATCGATGGAACTCCTCAAGAGACTGTATACTTAGCCTCTGATGAAGAAGCGCATATACAGAAAGGTGAATCGTTCTTATATATGTGGATCAACAAAGACACCGATAAAAAATATATCGGTAAACATCGAGGTAAACCTGATGATGGGTACGTGTGTTCATCTGAAAGCTTCATAGTTGAATACAATGAATGTCCATCAAGGTTTATCCGAACTATCTTAGCATATGGCACTGATCAAGAAATGCTAGAGCTAGAAACTATCTTGTTGTTACAATTAAAAACCCGTATGAGTCCCATGTACTTTAATCTGTCTGACAACTTAAACAGGAGTAACTAATGGCTAAATCACATGCTGTTAAACATGACTTCACTATTAAATTAGGTGGTCAAAATTATGAAATTCAATTAAGCCCTAGCACTAACTATGGTTGGTTTGAGCATAATGAACTTGGTGATGAATCAGGAGGAGGTCTTTGGTTTGATCGTGGAATGTTCCTAATTGACTATGATGGTGTATATGAACTACCCTCAGAAGTTAAAGATACGTTAATTAGGTTTGGTTATATTGATCCTTTGGAGGTAGAGCAATGGTAATTGATATTGATGATGAAGTCGTTGATAAATTAGTGTCAGCAAACATTAGAAAATCATATGAACTCTTAGCTAATCCAAGATTCCAAAAAGGAATGTATAGCATGGATGAATATGAAAATTTAGTCATGATAAACTTGTTACGCAGAGCTATGGAAAGAGTCTACGAATACTATAGCTCAGACAAACTTGAATAAAATCAACACAACCACAGTCGGTACCTTATAGATACACACGGAGATCCTATGAAAAAGTATGTTGTAACTTGTTGCTTTGAGATCAACTATGACCCTGAAACAATGGCTGATATCGATACTATCATCCATGAAATGGTCAAAGAAGATTACTTAGACATCCATAACGGTGAAATGTTTTATGTAGTACAAGCAGAGGAAATTAATGAACCGAGATAAGGCGTATACAATGTATACAACAGCTGAAGAATGTAA